ATTTTTTAACTAACTATTACGTCAAAGAGCAAGCTCCAGACGTGGCAGTTTAACGAGGGAATATTATGAAAATGATTAGTCCAAATGGCATAGATTCTATTGATGCACCAGAACACAAAGTGGCGTATCTAAAAGAAAAGGGTTGGAAAGAAGAAGCAGCCCCAATTAAATCTTCTTCAAAACAAAGTAAAAAAAACGAGGAATAAATTATGGCAACTCACGCAGGGAAAGAAGGTTTGGTTAAAGTTGGGAGCGCACAAATTGCTGAAGTGAAATCATACTCTATAGAAGAATCCGCAGATACGCTTGAAACTACAAAAATGGGAGATGCTGCAAGAACATATTTGCCAAGTCTAACAAGTTTTAGCGGAAGTGTAGATTGCTTCTGGGATGAGACTGATTCAAACGGACAGGTAGCATTGGCAGTAGGAGCATCAGTAACTTTAGTATTTTATCCAGAGGGCGCAGCGTCAGGTGACACTTATTATAGTGGTACAGCATTGGTAACGGGTAAAACTATTACTGGCTCATTTGATGGAATGGTTGAAGCATCTATATCAGTTCAGGGAACTGGTGCTTTAAGTACAGCAACAGTATAAGTATGAAAATAATTGATAAGGCTAAAGCCCATTTTGATGGGTTGGAAATAAAAGAGATAGAGATTCCTGAATGGAGTGATGGAGATGAAATTCTAAAGGTATATGCAAAGCCATTAACATTAGCAGAAATGTCTAAATTGCAAAGATTTGCAAAAGATGATGATGTTGCGTTGATGGCATATTGCTTAATACATAAAGCCTTAGATTCTGATGGTGAAAAAGTATTTGATCTATCAGATAAAAACGCATTAATGAACAATGTTGATAAGGACGTTTTAGCAAGGGTAGCAACTGAAATAATGTCTAGCCCAACTTATGAGCAGCAAGCAAAAAAGTAGCAGAGGATAAGGACTTATTTGCTAGGTATTATTTAGCTGAATTACTGCATTGCACAGTAGTTGAACTAGAAGAAAAGCTAACCTTATCCGAATTTACTGGATGGATGGCGTATTTAGAAGAAAAAAACAGGCAAATGAAAAATGGCAACTGATTATAAATTAAGAATTTCAGCAAAGGATAATACTAAGAAGGGATTTGCTGGCGTAGATAAGAACATTAGTAAAACTCAGGGAGCTATGAAGAAGCTGGCTGGTGCATTTGCTGGTGTTTTTGCGGTTAGAGCCATTGTTCAGTTTGGAGCTGAAACTTTAGAGGTTGCTGATAATATCGGCAAAACAGCAGATGCTATTGGGGTTACAACTGGATTCTTGCAAAAATACCAATTTGCAGCCCAACAATCTGGCGTAGAAACTGAGCAGTTTAATAAAGCGCTTAAATTTTTCTCTAAGGGAGTTGGTGAAGCCACAATGGGAACTGGCTTGGCTAAGCAGGCGTTTGAGGAAATGGGGATATCCTTAAAAGATTCAAGCGGTGAAACTAAAAAGTCTGAAGCTTTATTTAAAGAATTTTTTGTTAGTCTGGATTCTATACAAGAGCCATTCAAAAGAAATGCTTTATTAGCTCAAGTCTTTGGTGCAAAGGTTGGTATAACAATGGCTAACCTAGTTAAAGGCGGTTCTGATGCCATGAATGATCTGGCTGAGTCTGCAACAGGTGTCATTACAGAAGAATCTATAAGAAAAGCGGAAGCTTTCAACGACACTATGAACAGGCTTAAAAGGCAGGTATTACTTCCATTACAAGAAGCGTTTATTAGCACTTCAACCGCTATATTAAATTTTGCAGAAACAATGGGCTTAATAAGTCCTGATTTATTTACTAAAGATTTAGGTCAACTTAATGAAATGCTAATTGAACAACAGGGCATATATAAAGAAAATACAAGACTCCTTGGTGAATTTGGAAAAATTGCAGCAACGCAATACAAGCCGAGGGCAGATAATGCAGCAGCTGAAATTATATTGCTGGAAGAAGCAATAGCAAAAAGAGAAAAGCAGATAGAAATACAAAAAAAACTAAATGCACAATTAACAAACCCAGCTCCATTAGCAGAATTTAAAAAAAATATTAAAGAAAATATAACTGTAGTTCAACAGTTTGCAAATACTGTTGAGGGTCAACTTACATCAGCTTTTAAAAATTTCTTTGACTTTGCAAATACTGAATTTTTAAACTTTGGGAAACTTGCAACGTCTATAGCGCAAGCGGTAATAAACGAATTAATCAATGTGTTTATAGTAAAAAAATTAGTTGGCATGGCTACAACTGCAATTGGAAATATTGGAAGTGTATTTAATGGTGATTTTGGTAATGCGGTAGATGCAATGTCTGATTTTGAAGGCGGTGGATATACAGGCGGAGGAGTCAGAGCAGGTGGAATGGATGGAAAGGGTGGCTTTATGGCAATGGTTCATCCAAATGAAACAGTAGTAGATCACGAACAAGGGCAGGGAATGGGCGCAACAGTTAATTTTAATATTAATGCAGTAGATGCAGCTGGCTTTGACCAATTGCTGCAATCAAGAAAAGGATTAATAACATCAATAATAAATAACGCCATGAATAATCAAGGCAAGATGGGAGTTATATAATGTCTGGTCTATACCCAACAACAATAGGATTTAAATCTTTACAGTTTAAAGATAATCAGCCAACGATACTTAACCAAACTTTGTCAGGTAAAAAAACTGCAAGATTAGTAGGCGGACAATATTTTAGCTTTACAGTTCAAATGCCACCAATGACCCAAGAAAATGGGCAGGCATATTTTGCATTTTTACAAAAACAGAAAGGAAGTTTTGAGGATTTCACAATTGCAGCACCTCTGGACAATTTGGGAGCTGCTAAATCAGAAACGGATATATTAGCTAATGGCGCTCAAGCTATTGGTGATGGCTCTATAGCCTTGGATGGGTTTACAGCTAATCAATCTGGGGCTTTAAAAGCTGGTGATCTTATTAAGTTTACAGGTCATACAAAAGTTTATATGGTGCAAGCAGATATAGATGCTAATTCATCTGGTCAATTAACAGTTTTAATATCGCCCAGTTTGGTAACAGCCATAGCAAACAATTCAGCAGTTGTTGTTAATAAACCACAATTTACAGTATATCTATCAAGCGGTGAAATTATGTATTCTACAAATGCTTCTGGTTTTTACTCAATATCGTTTGATGTCAGAGAGTCGATCTAATGCCAAGAACCTTATCAACAGCTATACAAGCGCAAGTTTCTGCACCTACAACTAAGACAGCATTTTTAGTAGAACTACAATTATCATCAACGATTAGATTAACTGATTGGTATTCAAACGTTACATTTAATTCTGAAGCTTATGAAGCCGGTGGAAGTTTTCTTAGTGTTGATTCAATAACTGAAACAGGTCAATTACAAGTGGATGAGATTAGCATGGGTTTTTCTAACGTAACAGATCAGGTAAGGGCATTAGTTCAAGATGGATCATTTACAGACAAAATAGTTGAAATACATTTAGCCTATTTTAATGAAAATGAATCAATAGTTGGCGCAATAAATTACTTTACTGGAAAAATCAGAAGCGTCTCTATTTCTGAAACTGTAAGTAGTTCAAACTTATCGCTAAAAGTTGCCTCTCATTGGAGTAACTGGAACTTGACGAAGGGGAGGCATTTCAGCGAGGAGAGCCAAGAGGGTTTTAGCGCGGGCGATAAAGGGATGGAGTTTGCTACTCAGACTAAATCAGATGTCAGGTGGGGTAGCTAATGGATTTCTTTAGAGCAGTAGGAGCTTTTATACTTAAAGTAATGGCTAGTGATGGCTTTCAGATAGCCATGACAGTCCTAACTCTTGGCGTTGGTGTCAAAGGGTATATGCAAGCAAAAGACATGCTTGCAAAAGGGCAAGATATCATGGCTAACAAGATTGCTGCTGGTGGCAAAATTCCTGTTATATATGGATCAAGAAGGGTTGGTGCGCAAATAGTTTATATGGACACCGCTGGAAATTCATCAACTCATTTATATGTTGTTTATGCCTTATCAGTTGGTGAATGTGAAGAAATAATGGGGGAGACTATTGAACTTAGCGGTAATTCCTTGCGAGACTCTAAGCAATTTAGAAATGGTGGTTACATAGGATCAGATAAAATATCATCCGGCTCTGGCTCGTTGTGTACTGCTAACCAAAACTCAGGATCAGTTGATTTAACAGGTGGTACTTTTGGAACTAATCCAGCTCTAGGTGGTTACAGGTATGTAATGAATTTACATCATGGTGCAGCTTCGCAAGCAGCAGACCCAATGCTCAGAGCTTCCATTGGTAGTAAATGGACTACAGCACATAAATTAAATGGCATTGCTTTCATAGCAGCTTCATATATTTATGATAGCAAAGGACAGTTTCGCGGAGTCCCACAATTAACAGTTCAGGTAAAGGGTAAAAAAGTATTTGATCCCAGAGATAACTCAACCGCTTGGAGTTCAAACCCCGCTTTGTGCTTCCTTGATCTGATTCAGAACAACGATTACGGAAAAGGCTTGGCAACTTCTCAAATAAACATGGCTACATTTAGTGCAGCAGCTGAAAAAGCTGATACTGAAGTTAATAGCCCATATTTTAATGGATCAGCAAAAGCCCTTACATGGTCTGGCTCAAACGGTGACAATTTTATAAAAGTTCTTGGCGGTTCAGCTAATTTAATATGGTGGCAAAATAAAGTTAGTGAGCTAATGGACATATATGACGCCAATGGAAATAACGTTATTGATGGGAAAGAGATTACAGCCCTTCAACGTAATGAATTTTTTAGTGAAAATCCTGAGTATATTGTTTTTTTCAATGGAACTTTAGGTGGTAATTATTCAAGTCAATCTGGAAGCTCTTTAATTAAATCTAAAAGGTTTCATTGCAACGC